AACTGGGCAGAAAAATTGATCGAAGCAAGAGACTTGTTCGAAGCCACAAAAAAGAACTAATATGATATTAAATATCACTCCTTTGATTTGTTATTTCGATGATTTTATTTCAGAAGAAGATAGACTTCATATTATAAGTCTGGCTGAAAAACAGGTGGAACCATCTACTGTGTGCGCACCTGATAAAGTAGAAAGTGTTTTCGACCCGGGCAGAACTAGTAATCATACGTTTATTCCCACTACGTTCGATGACACAATCATATCGTTGACCGCAAAAATTTCGAAGTTTGCAAATCTTCACCCCGCTACCGCAGAACCTTTGCAGGTAGTTCGTTATGAAGTGGGTGAAGAATATAAGCCGCATTATGATGCATGGGATTACACTGAGCAAAAAAATTGGCAAGGTAAAGCTGGTCAAAGAATTTTAACTGCATTGCTATATCTGAATGAAGTTGAAGAAGGTGGTAATACTATCTTTCCAAATCTAGATTTAGAAATTGACCCACGACCCGGCAGAATAGTGTTTTTTCATAATGTTTGGCCAGCTAATCCACATCGTCATCCGCAAGCGTTACACGGGGGTGCGCCCGTGACAAAAGGTACCAAATGGGTATGCAATTTGTGGTTCAGAGAAAGAATATGGGAAAATGCTGACTGATTTCTCAGAAGTAGAACGCCGATTAAACATATGCAAAACTTGTCAATTCAAGAGAATGGGAGTTTGTATGAAATGTGGCTGCATTATTGTAACAAAAGTTAGAGTTTCTTCTGCAAAATGTCCGGTTGGCAAATGGGAATCTCTTGACAATCAAGAGCAAACCTGATATAAATAAATTATCAGTTGTTGACAGGCAACAATAAAGGCGGAAAGACGCGGGTGCAACTCCCGCCACCTCCACCATAGATACACCAAGGTCCGACCCGAAAGGGGTGCCTACTAAAGTGAGGGATGATGGTGTATCTATTATGGGGGTGAACTAGGATCGATTTTCGTGTAATAGGAAGTCCGAGACTGATTGCTTGGCAAAGTGCCACTAAAAGTAAATGCAAACGATAACGTTGCCTTTGCAGGATATGCGCTAGCCGCATGATCCCATTGGGTTTTTGATAGTTTTCCCTCGAAACAGAATAAAACTATCACCTGTTCTTCATATACGACGAAATGCGTGGAAGTAGAACTTAGAAACGCTAAATAGTTATATGACCCGAAGTGTGTAACTGAATAAGCCAAACACAGCGGGTCTTTTTGTCTTCGGACAAATCAGTGTGGGGAGTCACTGGCTAATACCCTCTCAAGTTTAACAACCAAATGGAAATAAGATGACTTCCTTAAACAAGAAGTTCTTCAAGTTTCTTTCGATTATTACACTATTAAGTTATGGTTTATATGGAATTAATTCATATGCTGAAACTGCCATCGAAAGAGAAGCAAGGGAATATTCCCTCGGCGTCGGAGAAGTAATCCAGGGCATCAAAGAAGATGCTCAAGAACAACAACGTAAAGTAACACAACAAAAAATCCAGACACAAAATATCCGTCTGGCAAATAATAGAGAATTGAAGTGTCTAGCAGACAACATCTATTATGAGGCTGGTAACCAGCCTACTCGCGGCAAATTGGCCGTTGCTGCCGTCACTATCAATAGGGTAAATAGCCCGAAGTTTCCGAAATCAGTATGCTCCGTTGTATACCAGAGAACAAAACGTGTTTGTCAATTCTCGTGGGTATGCGAAGGAAAGAAGAGTGTCCGCAGTGCGCAACAATATGCAGAAGCCAAAAGAGTAGCTGAAAAGGTACTGTTCGCTGGGGCAAATCATGGCGTATTAGGTAAAAATGTTCTATTCTACCATGCCGACTATGTAAATCCAGGTTGGAATCTTCGTAGAGTAACTAAAATTGGTGATCATATATTTTATGCAGGATAAAGAATGGGTAAGAGAAGTAACTTTGAACATCGTAAGAATGATTTCTATCCGACTCCGTTGGATGCAGTAAAGCCTCTCTTACCCTTTCTTCCCTCGGAGTTTACCTTCGCTGAGCCTTGTGCAGGCGATGGTAGACTCTGTAGACATATCGACACCTTGACGGGCAGTAATGCAGTGGCTACTTTGGTTTCTGATCTTGAGCCTAAAGACCCATCTATTGAAAAATATGATGCATTAACTGTTGACATTCCCGCAAATACAGACTATATTATAACTAATCCGCCGTGGTCTAGATGGATACTTCATCCTCTGATTGATAGATTCGCTGATATTCGTCCTACGTGGCTTCTTTTCGATGCTGACTGGATGCATACCAAACAAGCGATACCCTATCTAGAGTATTGTAGTAAAATCGTGGCCATCGGGAGAGTAAAGTGGATTGAAAACAGCAAATTTACTGGCAAGGATAATGCTTGTTGGTATCTATTTGATAAAAATGAAACGAGTGGGACACAATTTTATGGTCGAGGATTTTCTAGTGGTAGATGATATCAGTAACGAATTTCTTATTACAAAGAAGTTTAAAACTTCAACTGAATTTTCACAGTATATTGAAAAGCAAGCTACCCAGACAGGACTACCATGTATGGACTTACTAGTAGATTACTGTGTAAAAAATGATATTGAGATGGAATCTGTCTCGGTTCTTCTGACTACTTCACTGAAAGAAAAGATTCGAGCGGAAGCAGAAGAACTCAATATGTTGAAGCGTAAGGATGGAAAGCTGCCACTCTAATGGAACCTTTTGACGTATATCGTTTATACATGTCATTGAAGTTGCATTTCACCAAAGAAAATTATGATATCACCAAACAGAAGTCTATGGTATCATGTAAGCGCGAAACATTCATGAAGCGCAAAGATATTCTTCTTTTTCGCAAACTCGCTAAGAGAATGCAAAGAGATGAAATGATAAATTACTTTGTGGCTAATTTTGTAGAGGGTCACAATGGATTGTTTGAAGGTGGTAGCGATGAAATCTATAGGGAGTGGAAGAGTCGTCAAGAAAAACTGACCTATCAGTTCACACAGGACTTATCTACTATATTTCTTGAAGCCGAGAAACAAGAAAAAGATCCTCTTATTTCATATGATGGACAACACCCTATAGTATTCAAACTTTATCTCGGCAAAAAAATCTCAATCGAAACAATAATTATTCTTGACAAATTGTTCGATTTTGTGTATTCTAATACTACTTTAACAGATGATTTCGTCTGGAAAGACTTTGCTCATCTAGTAAAGAAATATCGTATTTTCATCCGAATCGATCGGGAGAAATATAACCAACTATGGATCAAGGAGAAAGGCCAAGTGGTCTGTTAAATGAGTCATTCTAAGCGTAGAGACTTCGATTACGAACCTCGTGTCAAAGAAGTTCGTAAAGGTGTTGATAAATCTAATAAACACCGCAAAAACCTGTATAAATACTCTGGTAGTCAAGAAGAAGATTTCGATGACTACGATGATTATGATACAAATCGCAAATACTAACATACAACGCAAATATAAGGAACATACATATGTCTTTTAATTCTCTATCGGAACTCCGTAAGAACCGTGGCAACTTCGACTCGCTCATGAAGGAAGTCGAAAAGATTGCAAATCCCACAAACGAAAAGCGCGGCGATGATGATCGCTTCTGGAAGCCTAGTGTAGACAAGGCTGGCAATGGTCAGGCTGTTCTCCGCTTTCTACCTGCTCCCGCGGGTGAAGAACTTCCTTGGGTGCGCGTCTTTGACCATGGTTTCCAGGGTCCAACAGGTAAGTGGTATATCGAAAACTCGCTAACTACTATCAACAAGCCTGACCCCGTGGGTGAATTGAATTCCGAACTTTGGAATTCGGGCATCGAAGCCAACAAGGAAATCGCTCGTAAGCAGAAGCGCCGCCTCTCTTACATCTCAAACGTTCTTGTCGTTCGTGACCCAGCAAATCCTGAAAACGAAGGTAAGGTCTTTCTCTACAAGTATGGTAAGAAGATTTTCGACAAAATCAAGGATGTGATGCAGCCTACATTCGAAGACGAAAAGCCCGTCAATCCGTTTGACCTTTGGGAGGGTGCTAACTTCAAGCTCCGCATTCGTCAGGTTGAAGGTTATCGTAACTACGATAAGTCGGAATTTGATGGTCCTGCTGCTCTTGATGAAGATGATGCGAAACTTGAATCTGTCTGGAAGCAGACACATTCTCTTGCCGCATTCCTTGACCCGTCAAACTTCAAGTCTTATGATGAACTCAAGACTAAGCTGAATGCTGTTCTTGGAAGCGGTGTCCGTGTTCCTAGTGCAGACAA